CGCCGAGGAATGCCCAGACGGCCCGCGCTACAAGGCGATAGGAAACAGCTTCGCTGTGCCGGTCGTGAGGTGGATAGGCGAGCGAATCGCCATGGCGGACAAGGAGGGCGAGTAATGCCCATATGCTACGGGAATGGCGGCACAGCCTGCGGGCGCTCGATAAGGCGCGTTGAGCAGTGCGAGCCAGCCAGGCTCCCTGCGAGCTGCCGACACGGAACCGAGATCGCCTACAGCGTGTACGGGTGCCGCTGCCGCAAGTGCTCTGACTGGAAGGCTCGGGACGCGATGGAGGCGAAGAGCAGTGGGAAGCGATGAGCGGTTCTCGGCAGCAGCTGGAAGCGAGCCGTGCAACTTCACATGGTTCGAGAGTTATACCAAGGCGATGCTCAAGCTTCCTACGAGGGAGCTTCAGGCGGAGTTCGTCTTCGGCGTCATAGCCTACGGCAGCTTCGGAACGGAGCCGTTCTTCGACTACCCGCTGGACATGGTATTCGAGGGCATCCGCCCCAACATCGACCTTTCGAAGAAGAGGTCAGCGGCGGGCAAGAAGGGACGCAAGGCACGCGAAGAGAACAGCCAATGATTTTGCTCGCAAGGTTGCTTATAAGCAAATCGCTTTTTGCTTATAAGCCAGCTAAACCAGCAAAAGCCGTTTTGCTTAAAAACAATTAGAAGAGAAGAGAAGAGAAGAGAAGAGAAGAGAAAACGCATCGGCATTGTGGATAACTTTGTGGATAACCTCCCTTCTCCGCATCAGACAGGGAGCCGCCGAATGGAGCACATCGAAGAGACACTGCCGCACGTCCAGGCGGAATCCTACTGGTCGGACTTGCAACAGCTTCGCATCAAGGTGCTGAAGTCCGTCACGTGCAAGGAGTGCGACCACTGCCGCGCATGGCTGGCGATGGCGGGCAGCGGAACCGTTCCGGTTGGCTTCTGCATGCGCAACGAGCTTCCGCTGGGCGCGGAGGAGCTTCGCTCAAGCCAGTGGGACATGTGCGGGGACGAGCTGTTGGAGGCGTAGAGGGACTATGAGCCGATCTGAGACGCGCATGTACTCGAATAGGGTACTTGTTGCGGAAAGCGCGCTAACTGGCGCTGCATTGGCATCAGAGAGACGGAGAGGGGCATGAATGCACCTGACGGAACGGAAGGAAGGACCGTACAGCCCAAGGGAGAGCCTTTGGGACTGGAACGCCAACGCAAAGAGGATCAGGTGTCCGACTTGCGGGAGAGAGTTCGTGCAGCGGTGCCGCAGCCAAGTGTACTGCTGCAAGTCGTGCAGGATTGGAGGGAAATAGGCAGATGAAAGTTTCTTGGCTTTCTGGCGGCGCATCGAGCTTCGTTGCCGCATACCTCGCCAAGCCAGACCGTGCAATCTACATCAACGTGGCGAACCAGCATCCAGACACGCTGCGCTTCATCGCTGATTGCGCAGAGCGTCTCGAGTGCCCTGTTGAGATCATCGGCGACTTTAGATACAGGCAATCGGTTGACGAGGTCATAGCTAAGCGCAGGTACATAAACGGTCCGGCAGGAGCCGCGTGCACAACAGAATTGAAGAAGCGCGTGCGTAAAGAATGGGAACGCAAGAACGCTACCACCGACATGGTTTACGTGTGGGGCTTCGACGCCGACGAGAGGAAGCGCGCAGAGCGAACCAGGACGGCGAGCGAATTTGGCGTGGAGTTCCCGCTTGTTGAAAGAAACCTGACCAAAAAGGACGTACATGCAATTTGCGATGAACTTGGGCTGAAGCGCCCAGCGATGTACGACCTAGGTTACGCGAACAACAACTGCATCGGATGCGTCAAGGGTGGGCGCGGTTACTGGAACAGGATTCGCCGCGATTTTCCAGAAGTGTTTGAGCGCAGGGCGAAGCAGGAGCGAGAGATCGGGCACAGCTGCATCAAGGGCGTGTTCCTCGATGAGCTTGACCCGGCATCAGGGCGCATGGAAACGGAGATCATGCCCTCATGCAGTTTCGACTGCCTGGGGGTGTTGGAGGGAGAGTCATGAAAGAATACGAAGCATTCGGCGAAATGGAATTGAGGGATCTGACCAGCGAGCCGTACACGATCATGGTCAAGTACCACGATGGGGCAAGCAAGCTCGGAGGCGACATCCACGGCGTTATGTGCGACCTAGCCGCTTCGGAGACCGTGGAGTTGAAGCAGGGCGAGGTGAAGATCATCCCGCTTGGCGTGTCGATGAAGCTTCCGTGCGGCGATTTCGGGATCGTCGTCCCTCGATCCTCCACGTGCCTGAAGCACGGGATCATGATGGCGAACTCTGTCGGGATCATCGAGAACGAATACTGCGGCGACGGCGACGTGTGGGGATTCGTCGCATATGCGATCAGGGACACCGTGATCGAGCAGGGGACGCGAATCGCGCAGTTCATGCCGGCGCCGTTTATCCCCGACTGGAACAGGATCATGTTCGAGGAAGTCGATTCGATGGGATGCGCAGACCGTGGCGGCTACGGATCGACGGGGGTTATGTGATGGACTACGAGCTGTTTCAAGTAAGCGCAGTGAAGGCATTCGGCCACTGCCGAGACGTCAAAGCCATGGTTTCCGACATGCAGCAAGTCCTATCGGCGGTGCCTGGCATGGTGCGCAAGAACGAGCGGTTGGAGAAAGAGAAGGCAGATCTGAAGCAGGAGAACGCAGCGCTGAAGGTCGAGCTCGACGACTGGAAGGGCAACGCCGAGGGCTTCGAGCCAGATGCGTACATGAGGCTGCCAGTCGATGCGGACGGCGTGCCGATCCGCATCGGCGATGAAGTGAACATCGATGGCGACGCCATGACCGTGCTCGGCTATCGCCTACGTAACGACATGCTGCTTCTTGTCGCCGAGGACAAGACGAGTGGCCTCGTCTTTACTCCTGAGCCATCGATAGTATGCCATTTCAAGCCAGAGCCTGCCGACAGCTGGGAGAAGCTGGAAGAGGATGCGAGCGTAGGCGCACAAGGCTATTGCGCGAACTGGCTTGGCATTGACGTACGTAGAACTTTGCCCAGCGATGATAACGAGGCGTTCGCGAAAGACATCATTCGACGCGCCAAGAAGCTCGCAGGGATAGAAGAGCAGGAGGGCGAGTAATGCCGATTTGCTATTGCGGGACAGGCGGCTATGGGCGCTTTCTGCAAGTGGTCGAGCAGAAGCCAGTGCAGCAGAAGGTCGAGGAACGCCAGGAAACCGAGCTCGCCAAGCCTTCGAAGCGCGAGACGAGAGTTCGATGCGTCGAGACTGGCATGGAGTTCGAGACGGTCAAGCAGGCAGGCTGTTCCCTTGCCGCGCTCGGATTGGGCAAGGATGCGGCGGTCGCAGCGACAGCGGTAAGCAAAAGCATGAGGACGGGCGGCACGTCTTACGGCTTCCATTTCGTGAAGGTGGCGTCGTAAACGATGAAGAGGGAGGAATCGAAATGCTAGTTGAAGCAATAGCGAAGACGACTGACAGCCCGCTGTCGTTCGTCGGCTCGGTTGCGGGCGCGTCCTACGGCAAGGACGACCCGAGCAGGAAGAGGGCGGTGCGATGCTTCGAGCTTGGTCATATGAGCGTTTTCGAACATGTGTCCGTAACGTGGCGCATCGGTGGCATAAGCCGAGCATGCAGCCACCAACTCGTTAGGCACCGACTGGCAAGCTACTGCCAGCAGAGCCAGCGTTACGTCAAGGTCGGGACGGACAGCATGGATTGGTACGTGATACCGCCATCCATCAGGGAAGACGATATGAAGTGCGTTGAGTACGAGGTCGCGATGTACCAATGCGCAAAGCATTACAATTCGCTGCTCAAGAAGGGCGTGAAGCCAGAGGATGCGAGGTATGCGCTGCCAGAAGCCACCAAAACGGCGATTGTGGCAACCGTGAACCTTCGAGAGTTCGCGAGCTTCTACGCGCTGCGCACCGACAAGGCGGCGCAATGGGAGATTCGCGAGCTTGCCGAGGAGATGTGCGGAGCGCTTCAACTCTTAGGCGGAGAGTGGAAGGACTTCACGGAGCTGATCGAGGAGGCGCGCTGTGGAGATTAACAGCAAGAGAAGGCACGAGGTGGCTGAGAACCTGCGAAGGCAACTCAGTATCATGCGAGAAAACGAAAGCTACGAGGAAGACGTGGATGTGGTCGAGTGTGGTAACACTGCCTATCGCAACATAGCATGGGCTGTTGAGCCGTACGGCAATTTAGAAAAAGGCAATTACGCCCATATCATCGAGCTTCTAGCCGACCTGATTGACCGTCCGACATGCAGGAACGTGAGCGGGTATCAGGACGTCTTCGAGTGCAGCGAGTGCAGATGCAAGGTCGATATAGTGGGCGAGGAATGCAACGAATACGGCGAGGTTTTCAGCACGCCGTTCATGCCGCGCTTCTGCCCCAACTGCGGCGCGGAGGTGGGCGAATGAATGAAGTCGAATTGAAACCCTGCCCCTTCTGCGGGAGCGAGGGCGTAATATGCAACAGGCTCGAAGACGTGTATTACGTGGAGTGCTGGGATTGCAACGCCAAGGTCGAGTCATATAACGGGATAAAAGCCGCAGTGGCACGCTGGAACGCGTGCGCAATCCGACGAGGGGGATTTACGAGCTGCGCAAGAATATACACCTCTGCAACGACTACGCGAAGAGCTTCCGCGAATGGTTCGGCGAGTGCGAGAAGGAGCCGAGAGAATGAGCGAGATCGAGCTAAAGCCCTGCCCGTTCTGCGGGAGAGATGCGAAATTGTGCGAACCCGCCCACATTGGCGAACATTGGCACGTAGCTACAGTTGAATGCAATGGCTGTTTTGCTCAGGTTATCGCAGCTGGGAACGAGATAAAGACAAAGGAAGCAGCAATCGAGTCCGTTATCGAGGCTTGGAATTCCCGAACAATCGATATAGGTAAGCTGAGCGCAATTGCGCAGAGGCTTGATACCTTGGGCAAAGCGTCGAAGGTAAGACTCGTGGACGTTTCGGTGCTTGCTGCGGAGATAAGAAAAGCGGTGGGCGAATGATCGAGACGTACGCCAAATGCTCGCGGTGTGGGAGGGAGCTTAATTCCTCCGATTCTGTTGGGCGCACAAACAAATACAAGTATGGCGACTTTGAATTCACTGCCTTCGGCGAGGTTATCGAGAAACCTGGCTTCAAGGGAGTCGCCATCGTCGGATACGACCCGAGGTCCGAGCAACTCGTCAAACCGGGCGGCGTTGCAGAGGCAAAGGACACGTTCTTCCCGCTATGCGCAAAGTGCCGCCTGCTGGTTCATATGTACATCGTAGGGAAGGAGGTCGAGCATGGAGCCTAACGAAATCGGCTCGGTTGTCTACTTGGCCGTCTTCATAGTCCTTGTAGCGGCGTTCTTCGGCTTCGCCTTCTGGTCTAACTGGAAGTTGCGCAAGAACGAGGACGAGCTGTACGAGCTTAGAAAGAGCTACATTCTGATGGCCATCAGGAAGCTCGAGAAAAGCCCGGGCGAGACGTGCAGGAATTTGCATACATCGCGCGACCTTCAGCGTTTCAGGTGTAGCGAGTGCGGGTGCGATGAGAAGTTCGGCGGGTGGTTCAGGTACTGCCCCGAGTGCGGGAGGAAGGTTGTTTCGGATGGACGAAAAGCCGACGATGAGCGAGTTGCTTGAGTACCGCCGATGGAGGGAAGAGCAGCTCGATAACGCCAAGAGGCGTGCGCACCACTTCGGCGACGGCATGAACACGTTCGAGAAGGTAATGGTTATGGTGTGCACGGTCTCCTTCGCAACGCTTATTCTGATTTTCTCAGTCGGGGTTCTTGCGGGAATCCTGCATAGCAAAGGGGTGATCTGATGATGGAAGTTGAAAACATAGAGGTCATGCTCAACGATTCGTTCAGCAACCTGAACAAGGTGAACGGCAAGCCAATTCAGGCACAGCGTGTTTTGCTCGAGGCATCCATGGCGCAGTCGCTTCTGGCAATCGCAAACATCGCGTTCGCGTGGTGGAGGAAGGAGCGCAAGAAATGAGCGGCGGGCACTTCGACTGGAAGAATTACGGCATCGGCGAGTTCATGGGCGGCGAGTGGCGCGATGCCGAGCTTAACGAGCTTTTCGACGACCTGTTCGTGAGGAGCGTAGGCTCAGGCAGGGAGGACGGCGGGCTTGCGGGCACGCTTGACTACTACCTGGCAGGCGACTACGGCGAGGATACGTACCGCGATGAGGTCGCCAAGTTCAAGGAGAAGTGGTTCGGCCAGAGCCGCGCAGAGCGCTTGAAGGGAATAGTGGACAAGGAGCTGGGCAGGGTGCGCAACGAGATGTACGCAACCATCGACTTCGGGGAGCGCGCGAATGGGCGCTAAGGCCAGCCTCGTGTTCTTTGCCGTGCCGTTCACGGTCAACTTCGCGGTATGCCTCGGAGGATTCGCCATGAACGAGGTCCGCTACGAGGTTATAGGAGGCTTCGGAATGATGATGACGATGAGCAGCATGGGAAGGGGCTGACATGGGAAAGACCCTCGAGTTCATGGAGTACGCCGCACGGCGCTACATGGAGCACATATCGCACCACGACCAGCTGGTGGCAACCGCCCTCTGCGGGGTCGCCGAGGCAAGGTCCAGGCTCGGAATCGCCGGCGTGAGCTACGAGGCATCAGGCGGCGGCACCGCTTCCGATGACCGCATCCCCAGCTCGCTTGCGGCGCTTCAGGCTGCGCTTGACGCTGCGAAGGCCGAGTTGGACGCGTACGAGGACGAGATGGTGCGGTGCAGGCAGGCGCTGGCGGCTGTGGAGGACGACACATACCGCTGCCTGCTGAAGTGCCGCTACGTGCACCGCCTGAGCTGGCAGAAGACGGCCGAGTGCATCGGCTACTCGGTCCAGCACTCGAAGGCGATGCGCAGGCACGCGCTCATCGCGCTGTACCCGCACATGCCGGAGGAATGGAAGGCGAACCTCCCGAACGCGGAGGTCAAGACTTTTGGATACCCCGAGAGGGGTTAGCGTATGAGGCGGCGGGGGTGTCGGCACTGCGGCGGTTACCTCCTTCCGACCGAGAAGCAGGCGGGTTCGACTCCCGCCCCTCGCCGTTATAGGAGCTTTAGATGGAAATCGACAACGTTTACAGCCAGGACAAGGTGAACGCCGGGATCAAGGCGATGGTCAGCACGGCCAAGGCGCTGGGCTTGAACTGCCTTGAGCTTCAGAACGCGTCGAAGGCAGTCTACGTCGCGAGCGGGAACGCTGTGAAGATGATGCTAGGCGACCGCAGGGACGACGGCGTTTCGATGGTCGAGCTGGACAATGAAACCATGGTGCCGTAAGCCACTGGGGTTTCGCGGGTCGCGTGTCATATTGCGGAATCGGCGGAATCAGGGGTCATGGCGAAAACATATCAAGAGGGCGTGAAAAGGGCCTTGCTGGATTCGCTCCTGCAAGGCCTTTTGCCTGTTTCCGATTGTATGCGCTACGACCATAGGATAAAACCGTTTATCGGGTATTGTTCTACCAGCTTCCTGCGAGTCTCGTACGTTATGCCCCGGTCCGTTACTATGTCGCTGTACTCGCTCAACGCCTTGCGCCGCTCGTCTTCCGCTTCGGCCGCGTCCTTGCCCTTCTTCCTGCGGTTCCTTACGCGTCGTTCGGCGTCTATGTACCGCTCATATACGGCGGGCAGCTGCTTAACGAGCTTGTTGATGCGCCGCGCATCCTTCGCAGCCTTGACGATTTCGGCGATAAGGGCAAGCGCCAGGCCGCCCGCTATCCCGATGAACAGAACCGCTAACATGGGAACCTCCTTCCGATCATGGCAGAAACTTGGCTTTTTTCTTGCGTTTGCCGGTTAGTCTTATCGATCATAGCGGCAGCTCATGCCGCCCATGCTTCCCCAAACGCCGGGACCCGAACCAGGTCAGGTCCCGACGTTCATAGTGTCTTAAGCGGCCCCGGCAAACGTCGGGGCCTCGCTAGCTTTATGCCTCGTATGCAACCGTTCGGTTTCCGCTCGCGTGCAATTCGTCGATGAACGACAGCGTTATACGTTCGCCCGCTCCTAGCACGGTTTCCGGGTACTCGGTCGCGACGTTTTGCGCCTCCAATATAGCATGCTCAAGCGTGGTGGCCTCGCAATAGTACGCGCCCACTTTGCCGTACTCGTTTTTATAGTATGCGCAATACTTCCGTTCGCCGTATCGGCCTGTTGCATTTCCCATTGCGATATTCATGTCTGCTTGCATTTTCGTTTACCTCCTTGAGTTTGCGGCCGCCGCGCGTCATATCGGCGGCCGATTCGTTTTTGTGGTGGCGCGTTTCGCTATTCGGTGAGGTTTCGAACTCCCTTGCTAACGAAGTTCATAGAACTTTCTCGCACGTGTTCAACGCTTTGTAGTATTCGGCTTCATGAATCGCCATGTTTGCGACCGTGTACGGGCTTATGCCCGCCAATTCTGCGGCGCATGCTGCATAGGCCAGCAATTCGCCGTGACGGCCGCCCCACTTTATGAGCTCGCTGCGGCTTGCATCGGCGGGCGGCTCAGCGTCGTTGAAACACGGTTTCCCGCCCATATCCAGCATCAAGCGTGCGAACATGGTAGCGCGGAAGTAAAACCGTTCCGCCTTGCTGTTCCCGCTTATCGCTATTTGTTCGCTTCGGTATTGCATAGTTGACGCTCCTTAAATCAGGCCGCCCGCGCAAGGCGGGCGGCGATATGTTTAGTAGGCTTCGGTGACGGTTGCGTACCCGTTATCGAAATCGTCGGCGCGCTCTTCGGCGTACGCCTCGAGCTCTTCCCATTCGTCGAATGCGAGTGTTTCATAGCCGCACATAGACAGGCCGTGGCAGTTGGTGACGGTGTACATGCGGCCTCCTAGCGGTTTTCGTAGCGGATAATAGTTGCTATTCGCTTATAGGCCTGGAAGAGGGCGCGCGCTTGAGTGTCTAGCCACTCTTCTCGGCTGTTCGGGCGGCGCTCGCCGTGCCTCGTGCGCTTGAGCTCCGACGGGGTGCAAAGGCGTTCGGCAATGTCAGGGTCATAGATAAGGGAACAGCCGCCGTAACTGTAGGCCTCCCAGCTGCTGGCGCCGTTTAGTAGTACGCTCTTGCAGTCCTTGGGCGTGAGTTCCTCATAGCCTGCCGCCTGCGCTTCCTCGATCATCTCTAGCGCGTACACGGTAATGCCCTTGCTCCATGCGCTGCGGTCCTTGCGCTCCTGCAATGCCTTTGCAATGTCCAACGTTTTCATGGTATAATCTCCTTGCCATTGTTCCCTGCATTTGCGGGGCGGTTGGCCGGGGCTGCTGCTAACAACCCCGGCGGATTTGGCGCTATCTCGGTTTGCGTGCGTGCTTCCCGTGTAGCGCCTTTTTTGTTGCCTTCGCGTCATAACGACGTTCTAGCAGTTCAAGCGCCTTTAGGATCAGGCTCGCTAGCGCGATAAACGTTTCCATCCTTTACCGCCTTCCCGCCTTGGGCGGGTCGTTCCGACCTGCTGGCCGTTGCCTTCGGGGTTTCCTTTTCCCCTTCGGGCAACTCTTATATTAGCTACTCTGCTAATAATTGCAATAGCAAACTTGCTAATAATATTCTCCTTCACATTTCCTACATAACTAAATAGCTAATAGCGACTATGCTATAATAAGCAATACACGGGAGGAGGTAAGGCAATGGAGCCAATGACATTAATAAAGGAAGCAGCAAGCAGAAGCGGCACGCCTATAACGCATATAGGCCTGGCATTGGGGAAGCGACCTAATTACGTCAACGCGGCAATGAGCAAGGGAAGCCGGCCGCGTGTTGACGTGTACGCGTCAATGCTCAAGCCGTGCGGCTATGTCCTGGCCGCAATGCCGGCGGAAGACGTGCCGCCGTCCGCGCTGGTGATCGATCCCGACGACGCTAAGCCAAGCGCATAAAGCGAGCAGCGGCGCGCGGTCACCAGGCTCTAGCGCCGTGCCGCTGTCGCGCGGCAAACATCAGACCGTTTAATACGCCTATATATGCTTATATATAGGCTGTAATCAATGCAGAGATTAAAGCACCGGAAACGGTGCTTTTTTTATGCCCTGCACCGGTGCCGGTACCCCCCCCATGTCCAAATGATTGGACACCTAGTAGGGGACCGGCGCGGGAAAGTCTCCATTTGGCGAGCGGCGAAATTTCAAATTTCAAAATCGTTGATTTCGGACTGTGGAAAACCTGTTGATAACATGTGGATAACCTAGAAAAACCGCTTTTCGGACGGTAGAAAACGGACAAAAAGGCGGTGTTTCGCCCATGGCAAGGGAATTCGCGCGTGCTTTCTACCACTCGAAGGCATGGAAGCAGGCGCGCGATGCCTACGTTCGCACCCAGCACGGGCTTTGCGAGCGTTGCGCGCGCAACGGAACCATATCCAAGGGCGAGATCGTTCACCATATCGAGCATTTGACTCCCGAGAACATCGGCAACCCCGAGATTTCGCTTCACGAGTCGAACCTTGAGCTTGTGTGCCGAAAATGCCATGCGGAAGAGCATCCCGAGATTTACGGGAGGCAAGATTCTGACGAGCCGCCGCGCTATGCGTTCGACGAGTTCGGGAACCTGGTCGAAATAGAGGGGAAGGAGCTTTGGGGTGGCGAAGAAGGACGATGACTTCGAATCAAAGGTGCAGGAGCGCATGGAGGTGTACAAGCCGTTTCTGGAGAACCTACAGGGAATCAGGAAACCGCTTGTTGAGGACACCGTTCATGACTACTGCCGTGTTTGCGTGCAGCTCGACGAGGTTCAGGAGCGCGTGCTTCGCGACGGAACCACAATCGTCGCCGTAAACGGCAACAAGGTGAAGAACCCCGACGTGACGACCATGCACGGCTTCATCAACGAGAAGAACGCCATGCTCCCCAAGATCATCAAGTTCATGTCCGAGGGCGAGACACCACCTGAAGACGACTTCGATGCCTTCCTCAAGAACAGCTGATGTCCCGCTATTCCTCTGACCTCGAGAAGTACTGCACGTACATAGTCAACGGCAGGATACGCGCCTGCAACAAGGTCAAGAAGGTGTGCCAAAGGCTCCTGAACGACATTGCGAACCCAGGCAAGTGGCATTTCGACAAGGACAAGGCCGACAGGGCCGTGTACTTCATCGAGAATTACTGCTGCATACCGTCTGGCAAGCTGGGTGCCCCGTTCAAGCTGGAACTTTACGAGAAGGCATGGGTTCAGGCGATATTCGGCTTCGTTGGAGAGGACGGCTTCCGCCGTTACCAGGAAGTCCTGATCATCGTAGGGCGCAAGAACGGAAAGACATCGCTGTCTTCCGCAATAGAGCTTTACATGCTGGTTGCCGACGGCGAGGGCAGCCCGCAGGTCTACAACGTGGCGAACTCGCAGGAGCAGGCCAGCTTGGGCTTCAACGCTGCGCACAAGATGGTGCGCATGTCGTCGAAGCTGGCGAAGAAGGTAACCAAGCGCGACAAGGACCTGTACTGCAACCTCACCATGGGGACGATCAAGGCGCTCGCAGCCAACACGGGCACCATGGACGGCCTGGACGTTCACTGCGGCGTTATCGACGAGCTGGCGGCCATGAAAGACCGTGACCTGTACGACCTCGTGAAGCAGGGCATGTCGGCACGCGACCAGCCGCTGCTCCTGACCATCACCACCAACGGGTTCGTGCGCAACGGAATCTTCGACGCGCAGTACGAGTATGCCGAGGGATGGCTTGACGGCAGCATCAAGGACGACAGGTTCCTTGCCCTGGTTTACGAGCTGGACGACCGCAACGAGTGGACGGACGAGGCAAACTGGGTGAAGCCGAACCCAGGACTTGGCACCGTTAAGAAGCGCGAGTTTCTGCGAAACGGCGTCAACAAGGCCAAGCAGGACCCGACCTACCTTCCCACGCTTCTCACCAAGGACTTCAACGTCCCAGAGAACAGCGCGGCCGCTTGGCTGAACTTCCAGGAGGCCACCAATGCCGAGACTGTGGACATGAAAGCCATGGGCTTCCGCTACGGAATCGTGGGCTTCGACGCCGCAGACTCCATCGACCTCACCAGCGCCCAGATCATGATGATGCGTCCTGGCGACGACCATATATACGAGCTTTCCATGCATTGGATACCAGAGGACGTGATCCTCAAGGACATGGAAAGCGGCTCGCGCAAGGAGAGGGACGGTGTTCCATACCAGATGTGGATCAAGCGCGGACTGATGAGGACGGTTCCAGGCAACAAGGTTGACAAGCGCTGCCTCACCGAGTGGCTTGAGGAAGTGGAGCGCGAGTACGGGATATACGTGTACGCCATCGGCTACGACCCATGGCACATCGATGTGCCCACCAAGCACGAGTACGAGCTTTTCGTTGGCAAGGAGCGATGCGTCGAGGTAAGGCAGGGCCCCAAGACCCTGTCCCAGCCGATGAAGCAGCTGAAAGTTGACTACGGCACCAACCGAATAATCGACAACCACAATCCAGTGAACGAGTGGGCGCGCATGAACGTCGCAGTTCGCGTGGACATCAACGACAACATACAGCCCGAGAAGTCAAAAGGCGACCCAAGGCACCGCATCGACCCGTTCATGGCCGAGCTCGACGCCTACGTGACCCTCTACAACTTCTACGATGAGTACATGCAGATGATCTAGGAGGCTTATGGGCCTTTTGAGCAAGCTGTTCGGCAGCAACGCCGGTAAGAAGGCTAAGCAAGACGGAAGGTACTACCAGACGATCACCGAGTCGGCGCCGAACTTCGCGCCGTTCACGGGAACGGTGTACGAGCAGGAGCTTACGCGTGCGGCGATAGACCGATTCGCGATGGCATGCTCCAAGCTGAAGCCAGAGGCGACGGGAAGCGCAAAGCCGCACGTGCTGAAGATGGTGAGAACCCGCCCCAACCCGCAGATGACGTGGAGCACCTTCATGGCAAGGCTTGCGACCATCCACGAGGTGGACTGCATGGCCTACATCGTGCCCATGTTCTCAAGTGACATGAGCCGAATCACAGGCGTTTTCCCGTTGAAATGCGAGTACGCCGAGATCCTTGAGTACGCAGGCGAGCCGTGGATTCGGTTCAGCTTCGCAACGGGAGAGGATGCTGCAATCGAGCTGAAGTACGTCGGCCTGCTGGCACGTTACCCATACAACAGCGATTACTTCTCCGAGGCTCATTGCATCAACAGCACCATGGACTTGATACACGCCCAGAAGAAGGCGCTGAGGAACGCAATCAAGAACGGGGCTCAGATACGCTACATCGGCGCTGTGAGCGGGCGCGTGCATGAAGACGACCTGAAGGCCAAGCGGAAACGCTTCGTTGAGGACAACTTCGGCGAGGACAACGAGAACGGCCTTCTTATCTACGACGGCACGTTCACGAACGTCAAGCAGGTGGAGCCGCAAAGCTACACCATCGACGAGAAGGAGATGGCCCGAATCGAGGCCAACGTCTTCTACTACTTCGGCACCAACAAGGAAATACTCACCAACAGCTTCAACGAAGAGCAGTGGGCAGCCTACTACGAGGGGCGCGTGGAGCCCTTCGCGATCCGCGTCGGCGAGGCGCTTACCAACATGCTCTTCACGCCGGTGGAGCAGATGCACGGCAACTCCGTGATGTTCAGCTCCAACCGCTTGCAGTACGCCACCACAAGCGACAAGAACACCATCATCTCGAACATGGTAGACCGTGGCGTTATGAGCATCGAGCAGGCAAGGGAAATTCTCCAGCTAAGCCCCGACGAAGAGGGCACATGCGTTATCCGAGGCGAGTACGTGGGGATCGAAACGCTGAAGCAGCTGAACTCCACCGCCAAGCCCCAAGCAGACCCAGAACCAAAAGAACCAGACGAACCAGACGAGGGAGTGAACGCCAATGCCTAGGCGCGACAACCGAGAATACCGTTCCATCGACCTGCTTGAGTTCAGGGCGTTGGACAACGGCTACGTGGTGGAAGGCTACGCAACCACGTTCGATGTTCCGTACGACTTCTACGGAGACATCAAGGAATGCATCCGCTCGACCGCGCTTGCGGGAGCGGACATGTCCGACGTCATCTTCCAGTTCGACCACCAAGGCATAGTGATGGCGCGCCAGAAGAACGGGACGCTCGAGCTTTCCTGCGATGAGCACGGCCTGAAGGTTCGTGCCGACATCGGCGGCACCGAGCAGGGCAGAAACCTCTTCGAGGCAATCAAAAACGGCCTGATAGACCGCATGAGCTGGGGCTTCATGGTCGATAGGGACGGCTGGGAGTACGACAGCGACAACAAGATCAGCTACATCAACAAGATCACAAAGGTATACGACGTGTCGGCGGTATCGATTCCCGCCAACCAAGACACAGAGATCAGCGCACGCTCCTACTTCCAGGGAGTCATGGAGGCGGAGAAGGCCGCGGAGTGCTGCCAGTGCGATGAGGGCGAAGAGTTGCAGCGGATGGCATTGCGGCTACGTCTCGCCAGATAGAAAGCGAAAGCACGACAGAAAGGAACACATATGTTCGAGCTTTGGGAGGAATCCCAGTACCGCGCCCTCGACGAAGAGGGCATCGAAAACCGCCGCGCAGCCATCTTGGAGCAGCTCGACGGCGAGTCTAACTTCACCATGGAGGAGCTTCGCGGGCAGGTTGACCTGCTGGAAGCCGAGATTGAGCGCCGCAACGTGGCGGTTCAGCTCCGCTCCAAGAAGGTGGCAGCTGTGCAAGGCGGCCAGGGTGCTTTGATCGATCGCTCCGCAGCCGCAGCCGGCGCAGCTGATCCGGCAGTCGTCGCCGACATGTACGACACCGAGGAGTACCGCACGGCGTTCAAGGACTACATCACCCGTGGCGTAGAGATGCCGATCGAGTACCGCGAAGCCGCCACGACCAAGACCACCGATGCAGGCACCGTTATCCCCACCACGCTCATGAACCGAATCATCCGCGAGGTGGGCTCCTCCGGCAACATCTGGGCTAAGGTAACCAAGACCAACTTCAAGGGTGGCGTTGACATCCCGACCGCAACCATCAAGCCTCAAGCAAAGTGGGTTGGTGAGGGTGCTTCCGAAGACCAGAAGCTCGGAACCGGCGATTGCATCAGCTTCAAGTACCACGGCCTCGAGGTGAAGCTTGCCCAGACCTTCCTCGTTGCCACGGTAACCCTGTCCGCATTCGAGGACGAGTTCACCAAGCTGGCGGCAGAGGCAATGGTCAAGGCTCTGGAGGCCGCGATCATCGCAGGCGACGGCAACGGCAAGTTCCTGGGCATCACCAAGGATCCCCGCGTCACCAAGACGGTGACCCTCTCCGCAGCCGAGGTAGACAGCTGGCAGGCATGGCATAAGCTGAAGGCTGCCATGAAGAAGGCGTACCGCAACGGCGAGCTTATCATGGCCCAGTCCACGTTCGACATGCACATCGACGGCATGGTCGATAAGAACGGGCAGCCCGTGGCGCGCACCAACTACGGCATCAACGGCGAGGAAACCTATCGCTTCATGGGCAAGTCGGTAGAGACCGTTGAGGAAGACCTCATCAAGGACTTCGACACCGCAACCGAAGGCGATGTCATCGCGATCTTCGGCCGCCTGTCCGACTACATGGTGAACTCCAACATGCAGATCACCGCCACCAAGTGGCGCGACGAGGACAACAACGTCATCAAGAACAAGCTCCTGATGTACGCCGACGGCAAGGTTGCCGACCCATACGGCTTCATCCTCGTGAAGAAGGGAGCTGCTGCGTAATGGCCGCAGCCAAGAAGAAGCTGCGCTGCCTCCGCAGCTTCCACGACATAAAGGAAGGCATCGACCGCAAGGCTGGCGAGGTGTTCGAGTGCAGCGCTACGCGAATGAAGGAAATCCTCGACGCCTACCCCAGCAACCCGTTGGTGGAGCTTGCCGACGGGCAGCATGAGGAAGCGGGAGCAGAGCCGACGGAAGCGGCATAGCCAATGGATGCCGACGAGCTGAAGGCGACAGTCAAGACGGTGCTGCGAATATCCGCCGACGTTTACGATGCCGAGATCGAAATGCTCATCGACTCAGCCTTGGAAGACCTGAAGAGGGTCGGAATCAGCGAGCTTGCCATAGATGAGGGCAACCCCCTCGTTAGGAAGGCCGTGTGCTGTTACTGCAAGGCCAACTTCGGATACGACAATTCCGATGCATCCTTCTTCGACAGGGCGTACCGACAGACTGTGACAGACCTCATGAACAGCAAGGCGAACGTCTGCGCAGGCGATTCCGATGGCTAGGTTCAACGACATCGCGAAGCTCGTCACCGTCCGAGTCGAGTTAGACGAGGTGGGAGCGGCAAAAGAGGTGAGGGAAGAGCGCCAGGTGTTCGCCAACGCGTTCTCAACCTCCACCGATGCGGCTCTCGCCGCACGTGCCCAGGGCTTGCGCCTTGCGGCCGTGCTTCAGGTGCGAACCTGTGAATACCACGGCGAGCAGCTATGCGAGTACAACGGCGAGCTGCTCGACGTGGAGGGCGCATCGGCATCGGGCGAGTTGACCAAGCTCACGCTTTCGAAGAGGCTTTCCGATGACCGGTAGGAACGTCACGGTTTCCCCAGACGGCTTCGAGGCGGCTCTGACGGGGATCCTCGACGACATCGACTACGACTGCGCAGAGGCGCTTGAGAAGCCTGTCAAGAAGTGCGCCCAGGAAGGGCGCAGCAAGCTCCGCAAGGAATCCCCCGTGCTCACAGGCAAGTACGCCAATGGTTGGTCCTACACCATGAAGGGCAAGAGCAAGTCGGTGTTCGCCGAGATAGGCAACAGGGACATGCCTGGGCTTGCGCACCTGCTTGAGAAAGGGCACGCAAAGGTCGGAGGCGGCCGCGTTGCCGCGATACCGCACATCGATCCCGTTGCACAGGAAGTGTTCGGCGATCTCGAGGAATCTATATCGAAGGCGATAGGTGATGCGCTGTGAGCATGGAGCCAGCGAAAGTCGTTGCATGCATGAAGTCGTGCGGGCTGCAATGCGCCCACATGTGCTTCCCCAAGGGCAGCGCACCTCCATTGCCGTGGGCGGTGTACTACATCGACACCACATCCGATTTCTGCGCAGACGGCGAGCTGTGGGACGAGGTACCAAACTGGATTGTGGAGGTGTACGAGAAGTCTTTCGACTTCGAGCTTCACAGGAAGGTTAAGGACGCGATAGCGCGCGAGTTTTCCCCTCCCATTGTTGAGCAGTCCTGGGTAGAGGACGAGAATTGCCTTCTCACAACATACGCATTCAAGGAAATCTAAGGAGCCGCAAGGCTCCTTTTCTTTTGCCCAAAAGGGCAGTTAGGAGAAATGATGGCTGAAACCACAAACAAGGTCGTCCGATTCGGCCTTTCCAACGTCTACTACGCCACCCTGGACGAGACGAGCGGCGAGTACGCAACGCCCGTTCGAATCCTGGGCGCAGTGCAGATGACCACCACCGCCGAGGGTGACTCCAACACATTCAACGCCGACAACGGACCGTTCTACGTGACATCCGCCAACAGCGGCTACACGGGTCAGCTCCAGATCGCGGCAGCCGACGACCAGCTGCTCATCGACCTTCTTGGCTACGAGAAGGACAAGAACGGAATGATCGTCGAGCCTACCGACGCAATCGCCAAGCCGTTTGCGCTGCTGTTCGAGATTTCCTCCAACGTCAAGCCGCAGCGTTTCGTGTTCTACAACGTCACACTGTCCCGCCCATCCACCGAGGCGAACACCATGTCCGACACCGTGGAGCCCGACACCCTCACGCTGGACTTCACTGCAATCGCCAAGGAGTTCACATACGGAACCGAGCAGCGCCCGTTCGTGAAGGGTCACCTCACGAAGGACACCGATACCGCAACGGCCTACGGAAAGTTCTTCGAGAAGGTCATGCCACCCACCGCAATCGCGGCTTAGGCGGTAGCAGATGAAGATTGACATCGGCGGGGAAGAGGTCGAGGCAGAGCTTGGCTTCGAAACACTCGTGACCTACGAGGAAGAGTTCGGGCGCGACCTCATCCAGGATTTCTTCGGCAAAGCCGAGGTGCCCGTGGGTGAGGAAGCCGACGGCTCCGAGAACACGGTGACCATCGACTTCACCCAGACGAACTGGACCGCCATCACGCGCGTTGCATGGGCGGCGATAAGAACCGCGACTCCGAGCCTTCCCGGCTACAGGGAATGGCTGAGGGGCGTTGGCGAGACGAACCTGCGCGAGCTGAACGAGGCGCTTTTGCCAGAGGCGGTGCGCAAATTTTTTCGTTAAGGGCCCTGCGGAAAGGCGAAAGACCCATGGCGGCGGCGGGAGCGTTGAGTTCCCGTACGCCGCCCTCTACCTGCTCGGCATGAGGATGGGCTTTTCCACCGCAGACCTTAGATCCATGAGCCTTTCCAGGCTCGTTTTCATGGCGGAGGCGTATGCGTCCGCCAACAAGCAAGACAACCCGAACCAGCCGCGAGAGGCCACGCAGGCCGACATCGCGGCTGTCTTCTGCTAGGAGGGCATAAGTGGGCGAATCCTACCGTGGCCTGACTATCAAGATAGGCGGCGACACAACTGGCCTGTCCCGTGCCCTGAAGTCCGCCAACGCATCCATCCGCCAGACCCAGAGCGAGCTTCGCAAGATAAACAAGGGCCTCAAGTTCGACCCGAGCAGCGCGAAGCTGATCACGATGAAGGTGGCCGAGCTGAGGCAGGAATCGCAGCAGGCCAACGCCAAGCTGGCGACGCTGCGCAAGACGCTGAACAGCCTGAAGGGCACGCAGGTCGAGAAGCTTGCCAATCAGTCGAAGAACCTTGCCCTGGAAGCCGAGAACGCTCGCCAGAAGTACGCACGAATCGATTCCGAGCTTGCTGAGCTGTACCAGGCATTTCGACAGGTTGCGAAAGCAAACAAGGTAGCGTTCGACAAGAATAAGCCTGACGAGATGGTCTCTTCGCTTCGAAGGCTTGGGCTTATCGACGACGAGCTGTACGCGAAGATGAAGGCGCTGAAGAAGGCCCACAACGAGGCCTTCGGTTCGATGATGGTTCACAAGCAGGCGCTTCAGTACAGAGACCTCCAAGTGGAGATAAAGGCGGTCGAGGCGGAGGTCAGGAGCCTCAACGCCCAGCAGGCGAAGCTGAAGTCCGATGCGTGGACGAAGCAGCGCACCGAGATCCAGAAGCTCAAAAAAGAGCTTCGAGGACTTGCCGAGCAGGGAGAGGCGGTCAACCGCGAGTTCCGCACGCTGGAATCGGCGGCGAAGCTGAACCCCGGCAGCGTGCAGGAAGTCGCCGCAGCTTACAAGGGTCTTCAACAGCGCATAAACATCGCGAAGCTCAAGCAGGAAGCCCTCAACCAGGCTATGGCCAAGCTCCAGAAGTCTGGCATAGAGCAGTCCGAGAACTCGATGCAGCAGCTTGTGGAGAACACCCAAAAGGCCGAACGGCGCTACCAGGCGCTCGCAACACAGATCGGCGAGGTTTCCGGCAAGTTGCAGCTCGCACGACAGGAAGCTGCGGCATTCGAGGTCGAGGCTGGCAAGGGCAGCACCGCCTACAAGGAGCAGGCCGAGCAGGTCAAAGCCCTTGAGCAGCGGCTTGACAGCCTTACAGAGAAGCAGCAGGCAGCGAGCAAGGCGCTCTCGACCGCACGCGGCCAGCAGGAGATGCGCGAGTATGCCAACCAGGCACGCGCAGCGGCCAACGAGGTTCAGCGCCTTTCCCAGAAGCAGGCCGAGCTTACGGCGAAGAGCGGAGCCTCGGACTCTGCGCTGAAGTCGATTGGCATGACGGCCTACGCCACCGTTTCCCCTGCCTTCATGGCTCTCGGCTACAAGTCGGTTGAGGCGGCAGACCGCATCGATTCCTCGTTCCGTGACATGAAGAAAACGGTCAACGGCACAGAAGAGGACTTCGACAACCTGCGCGAGGCGGCGCTTGAGTTCAGCCGCACCCACGCGGTTTCGGCGGACACGATCCTGGAGATCGAGGCCATGGGCGGCCAGCTTGGCATCGCCGTGGACAAGCTTCAGGACTTCGGCACGGTTGTGTCCAACCTGGACATCGCCACCAACATGAACGCCGACGAGATCGCCGAGGACCTGGGCCAGCTGAACAACATCCTGCCAGACCTCAACGACAACTATGAGTCGTTTGGCGACTCCCTGGTGCGCCTGGGCAACAACATGCCAGCGCAGGAGTCCGCGATCATGGACGTAACCAGCCGAATCGGCTCACTTGGCGGCATCGTGGGTATGAGCACACCGCAGGTTCTCGCGTGGGCAACCGCAATCGCGGCGACTGGCCAGAACTCCGAGGCGGCGGGCACGGCGATCAGCAACACCATGTCCGACATCGAGGGCGCGGTGGCAAGCGGCGGCGACAAGCTGGAGGGCTTCGCCAAGGTAGCAGGCATGAGCGCCGAGCAGTTTGCCAAGTCGTGGAACGAAACACCGTCCGATGCGATGAAGTCGTTCGTGGAGGGGCTTCACAGCATCGACGAGCAGGGCGGCTCCGTTGACGCTACCTTGCAGGACTTGGGAATCACTGGCGTTCGCCAGAAGCAGGCGCTTGAGGGATTGGCTCAGACCACAGATGTGCTCAACGATGCGTTAACCATGTCTGGAGATGCCTGGAACGGCGTTTCCGACAGCTGGGGAGACGCAGGAGACGCCGCACGCGAGGCCGCGCAGAAGTCCGAGGGATTCAGCGGAACCTTGCAGATCCTGAAGAACAGCGCAAGCGAGTTCGGATACGAGATCGGAAACGCGCTGGTGCCGTTCATGCAGGCGGCAACCGCAGGGTTGCAGACGCTGACGGCAGGGTTCAAGGACCTTCCTGGTCCCGTTAAGGACGGCGTGGTCGCCATCGGGCTTCTCGGCGCAGCGTCCGGCACGCTTATCACGATGTACAGCTCGCTCTCTCCGCTGATGAAGAACAGCACCGCCAACCTCGTCAAGAACATGGCAGCCGCGAAGGCCAACGGCACCGAGTACCGCATGATGGGCGTCAACATGAACGCCGCCACGGCGAAGATCAACTCCATGACCAAGAGCACCAAGGTCGCAAACGTAGCGACCAAGGGGCTGGTCGGCTCGCTGAAGCTGCTCAAGGCGGCTGGCGGGGCAATCGCGTTCGTAGGCCTCGACATACTTGTCGAGCAGGCTTCCAACGCGTACACGCACTTCAAGAACCTGGATGCTTCGACTAACGGCCTGAAGAGCGCCATCGGAGGCATCAACACCACAACCGCCTCAAGCAGCCTTGCGGAGGTTTCCGATACTGCCGACCAGGCAACAATGTCGTTCGAGGACTTCATTCAGTCGCAGGCTGACCTCGCCAACTCGATCAGGGAGCAGAACACGGAGCTTGCCGCAACCAAGGGGCAGCTCTCCGAGTACGATTCGGCTATCCAGCAGCTCAACGGGACCACGGATTCGGGCGCAGACGGTGCAGGAAAGTTGAAAGCGGCCGTTGAAGGCGTAAACCAGGCGTGCGGAACCAACTACGAAGTTGTTCAGAACGCAGCAGGCCAGTACGTCGTGATTAAGGACGGAGCAGAGCAGGCCTCCGAGGCTATCCACAAGGTAATCGAGGCGCAGAAGCTACAGGCAGAGACCGAGGCCCTGCAAGAGCAGTACAAAGACCTGTACAGCAGCAAGACAGAGGCTGCTAGGCAGTATGCCGATGCGCTGAACAACCAACAGAAGGCGCAGCAGGAGTACAACGATGCTCTTGCGAACGGCGTCCAGGATATGACGCCCTACCGTGAGAGCTTGATACAAGCCAACGGCGCGCTGGAAGAGCGCAAGAAAGCGCTGGATTCCTCATCGGAGGCGCTTGACAAGGTCTCTCAGCAGGAAAGCATCCTCGCTGCCGCGACAATGGAGGGAGCTTCTGCGAACACGCAGTACGCAGCCTCTTCCGACGAGCTGAAAGCTGCCCTGATGAACGCAAGCGGGTCCTCGACCGAGTTCATCAGCGCAATGGACAATGCGGGAATCTCGCTTCAGGAGCTTGGAGACTCGAACCAGGATGCGCTTATCCAGATCGCATCGGCCTGGGACGGGAACATGTCGTCCGTCATCTCGAAGGTTGATGAGTTGGGGGATCAGGTTCCGCAGAGCACCCGCGATGCTGTCTACAACGCTGCTGCTGAGATGCTCAACGCTTCGCCCGAGATGGTGAGCGCCGCTGCATCGGCGTGCAACATGACGCAGGGCGAGTTCTTCAAGTTCGCCAATGAGTCCGGGCTTTCTGGCGACCAGGCGATGAACGTTTTTGTGGCGGCGATCCGAAGCGGGCAGGATCCTGCGGCAGCAGCGGCGGCGGCCACCAAGTCGGCCGCAAGCAGCGGGTTGAGCGGGTTCGGCTCTGATGCGTCCTCGGCTGGCTCCGTAGGCGCCAACGCCTTCTCAAGCGCTATAGGAAGAGGGGCTGGATCGGCGGGGTCTGCCGGCAGCAAGGTTGCCAACGCTGCCAAGTCGCCGCTCCAGGGAGTAGGGGACAACGCCTACACATGGGGTTCGCACCTCGTATCGAACTTTGCGAGCGGCATCAGCGGCATGGTCGGCTCCGTAGCGAACGCGGCAAGGGCGGTAGCCGACAAGGCGGCAAGCCTCCTTCACTTCACCCAGCCTGACGAAGGCCCGTGGTCTGGATCGGAGCGGGGCGGCATAACGTCTGGCAAGCACTTGGCGCAAAACTTCGCCAACGGCATAACGTCTGGCATCCCCGACGTTTACAAGGCATCGGAAAGCCTGGCGTTGAGCGCCCAGCGCGCAATGGACGTTGCGGGGATCGACCCGACCATCAACGTGCATGCGGTGATAACCGACCTATCGCTTGCCGACGGGGTTGCGATCGTCGGGAGCTTGAATGCGGCAGCCTTGGCATCGCGAGCTGCTGCTTCGTCCGCTGCGGCGCAATCGGCGGCGGATAGCATCACGACCGTGACGAACAACAGCGTCACGAACGTCTACCAAGCTCCCGCTTCCGAGGCATCTGTGATCCAGTGGCTCGACAGGAACCTGCCGCAGATCATCGAGAATTACACGCCCGTAATGGGCGAGCGCGACTTCAACAGGAAGGTCAGGGCGGTTCGATGAGTCAATCGACGTACACCACCTCGGACGGCACCGTGTTCGACGTGTCTTGGAGGAAGGGCGCCAAGCTCTTCTCCCAGGATGCGCTCGGATGGGCGTACGCCGAGTCCGACGGGAGGCCGCAGAGGGCTGCGCGAACTCTGAGCGGCCAGCTCGTGTTTTCGCCGAGGGCGAGCAAAGCAGATGCAAACGGCCTGATGGAGCGGTGCGCGCTCGACATGGACGCAAGCACCCCAGGCGTGTGGGAGGTGAACGGCTGGAGGCTCGACTGCTACGTGCTCTCGGCAACCGCGCTTGCCATGCACGGCGTCGACAGGTGCTACTCGGTTGAGCTTTACGCGCCCGACCCGATTTGGCGCAGGGAAACGCGATTCGAGTTCATGCCCGCATCGGGCACATCGTCCGACATGGGCGGCATCGACCATGAGTACGACTTCCCGCACGATTACGGCAGCACCGCTCGCGGCTCCAAATTAGAGGTGGCATCGATCGCCCCGTGCGATTTCCGACTGACCATCTACGGATACGCGGCGAAACCGTCGATCTACATCGGCGGCAACCGCTACGGCGTGGACGTGACTGTGCCCGCTGGCGGCTTGCTGGTCATCGACTCCACTAAGAAGCGAAGCATGAAAGGCGACTCGGTGGTGCTGTCCGACCGATTCGGTAACGCGCAGGACGTGTTCTCGAAGCGCGTGCGCGGCGCCGAGGGCGGCGGCTCCTACATCTACGAGCGCATTCCGCACGGCACGCACGACGTGACGTGGGATCAGGGCTGGGGATTCTCACTCGACCTTATCGAGAGGTCGGTGGCAATCCCATGGACGTGATGCTGCAAAGCGCGAAGGGCGTTGACCTGATGGCTCTCGACCCCACGTCGATCGACATGGCGTACGGCGTGGGCGACGACCCAGAGAACGACATGGAGATCGTGATGCCTGAGCGTGCGCCGAAGATGGAGCGCGGCATGTTCGTGTACATGGAGGGCACCGCATACGGCGGGATGCTCACTGGCATATCGTCCAGCAACGGCACCGCATGGCACGGGCGCACGTGGTTCGGTCTGCTCGCATCGAAGGTGCTGGTGCCAGACGGCGGCGTAGGCTCGCTCACCGTCAGCGGCAACGCCAACGATGTGCTGCGAAGCCTGATCTCGCGCACGGGTCTAACGGCTTGCTTCAAGGTAAACGCGGCGAAGAGCACGCTCACCATCAAGTCGCACACGTTCGACAGGTACCAGGACGCGCTCAATGGAATAACCGAGATGCTCGCGAAAGTCGGCGGCAAGCTGCGAATCGTGCACGACGGCGATAAGCCCGTGCTGTCAGCCGTGCAGGCCAAGGACTGGAGCAAGGACGAGGCCTTCGATGCCGACCAGGTAGATGTGACCATCGACATGGACTACCTGCCAATCAACCACCTGGTTGGGCGTGGCGAAGGCCAGGACGGCGAGCGCGTCAACGTCGAGCTTTACATGGACGACAAGGGCGCGGTAAGCACCACGAAGCAAACCCTTAAAGGCGCGCTTGAGAACGCCGAGTACTACAACTACACCTCAGCCGACAAGGACACGTTGATAAAAGACGGCACCAAGAGGCTGAAGGAGTACTGGGAGGACGCGCACAAGGTAAGCATCGCGCTTGATGCCGACCTAGACCTCTACGACATCGGAGACACAGTGGGCGGCACAGACCCGAGGACGGGAATCTTCGCCGCCGCGAAGGTGACGAAGAAGATAGTGAAGATGGACGAGCGTGGAACCGTGACCGTCCAATACGAGACAGGGGCAATCTAATGCGCACAGAAGGATTCATCGAATTGGTATGCGACCGAGGCGGCTGCCAAGAGCCGCCCGTGTACGCGAGCGGGGACAAGGTTGACCTGCTCGGATGGCAAAGGATCAGCGTGATAGGCGAGCGCGGTGACACCAGAGAGTTCGACCTTTGCCCCGGCTGCTACGAAAAGTACCGCGCGATGCAGATGGAGCAATGCGCCCAGACTATGGCATTCATCAACGGAGGGGAATAGACGATGGCCTTTGACGTAGTAACCGCAAAGCAGGGCAAGCCGCACGTCACCGCCGACCAGCAGGCGCTGATGCAGGCTGGCATGCTGGGCAAGGGGCGCTATGCCCTCGACGCCCTCAACAACCTGGCATGCACCATGACCGACTCCAACACGCTCACCGTCGATACAGGCGGACTGATGGTTGATGGTCGATGGGTCGTGAACGAAGCGCAGACGAGCTTCGCAGTCGCAAACGGCAGCCAGGCGCAGTTCCGCAAGGATTTGGCGGTCTTGGAGATCACCGTTGACCCATCAACTAGCGTGACATCGCTGGAAGAGAAGGTGCTGCAAGGCGCAACCGCTGCAACCGAAGCGGCTGCGGCAGACCCTACATACGAGGCGGGCGACCTTTACACGGGGCTGACGGCAGTGGTTCCGATTGCGCGTATCACGCTGGACGGGCTTACGCCAACATGCAAAGCATTGCTCCCCTCGGTTGCAGACCTGAAGACAATCAGCGAGCAGACCAAGAAGCTCGGGGATTCCGTATCCCGCACGCCGCTTTCAGTCGCAGACGTAAAGAGCGGTTTCGCCATAAAAGCGTGGAAAACGCAGCTCGGCGTGCAGAT